GCATGCGCGGCGCCTTGGTGGGCGAGATCGCCGAGCTGCGGGGCCTGCACACCCGCGACGAAGACGCGATCAAGAAGTTCATGACCCGGCGCTATGAGAACTGGATTCCCAAATACAAAGAGTTCTCAACGACGTTCCCCCGGCGCATCGTGTTCGTCGGCACCGTGAACCCGAAGACAGCGGGGTTTCTGGCCGACGAGACGGGCAACCGGCGGTGGCTGCCGCTGCACGTCGAGCGCGCGGACGTTGAGGGAATCGAGCGGGACAGGGAAAGCCTGTGGGCTGAGGCTGCGGCCCTGTGGCGGGCCCGTGGCGGGGTGGGCAAGGGCGTGGCATGGGAAGGGGCGGAACGGCTCGCGGCGCCCGAGCATGAGCACTACATGATCACGGACGAGTGGGAGGGGGCCGTCGCGGAGTGGCTAGAGGGAGTCGAAATGATGCCCGCGGATGGCGGTTCCGAGGTCGCGGGACAGGCGCGGGGGCGGTTCCCGTTCACCATTTCGGAGGTCGCGAGCGGGGCAATCGGGCTTTCGCTCCGTGATGTGGGCCAACTCGCACAAAAACGCATTGGCGCGATTCTTCGCAAGTTGGGGTACGAGAAGCGGCAGTTGCGGGTTGAAGGGGGCAGCCCACAAATGCGGTGGATGCGGTGGGCTACCCCGTGTCAACCGTCAAAAAGTGAGGGTTGACGGGCTACGGTTGACGCCACTACGCCCGGTAAAAAAGGCGCTGTCAACCATGTAAACCCTCTCTCTTAACTTAAAGGATGGATAATAGTATAGTGGGTAGAGGGGGTATCATAGGGAAAGTTAGAGATATGGGGTTTCACGGTTGACAACGGTTGACAGTAAAAAATAACAGAAAGGGCGCGCGAGGCGCCCCTTTGACCAAGCCGTAAAATTTAGCGGCTCAGCCACTCCACGAAAAACCAAGCCGCGACCAAGCCGATGGCGACGGCGAGGGCCCAGCCACCGGGCCCGTTCTCGTTGTCGGCGGGGCTCATGACGACTTCCCCCGCGTCGCCAGGAAGGGCCCCACAAGGCCGTAATGCCCGCCGAGCCGATCAGTCCACGTGGTGCGCGGGGGGCGCACCCACGAGGGCTCGTAGGGGCGGAATTGATCGAGGATGCTGGACGTAGGCATCGTGGCGCCGGGCAATGGCGCTAAGGGGGTGCGGATGGTCAGCCTTTCGGGGGCAGCCATGAGCTGGGCACGGGTGATGGGGTATCCAAGCGGGCCGCGGGGTTCGAGGGGCGTGGTCATGGGCGGGCCTTGTTGATGAGTTCGGTCAGTTTGAGGCGGGCTTCGCGGAGACGGTTCTCGATTTCGGGGATGTTGGTAGGGTCGCCCCCACCTTTCCACGAGTCATCGCGGAACGCTTCGGCGTAGTCTTCGACCCCTGCGCGCAGCTTTGCGCGAAAGTCCAGGGTAGAACGGGCGGCGCGGAAGCCCAGGGTAGAACGGGCGGGCGTGCTCATGACGTGAACCCCCGGCGCGCACAGTGCGCAGCCCACAGTTCAGAAACATGCGACACGGGCCACGCCATCGCGCGAACACTGCGCATGAACTGGCGCCGCTCGCGGGAAAGGGCTAGCAGGCGGGCATAGCCGGCCCGTACGGCGCGGCTTTGGGCTTCGGTGAGGGCTGAGTAGGTGTGGGTCATTTTGCGGCCCCATTGAGCGCGGCTTCGAGTTCCGGGATGACCCAAGACTCCACCCACAGTTTGTAGTCCCGGTGGAGCACCACGCGGGTAGCTTCCGCCGCCGCTGCGGATACGTCGGCTTCACGGGCGGTAAAGGGGGAGGGCGCGTTCAGGCTGGCGGGCGCAGTGCGCAAATGGCGAATAGCTTCTTGCAGGCGGCGTTGATCTCGTTTGGCGAGCATGATGTATTCCTTGGTTGGCCCGGGCCGGAGCCCGGGCGGGTTGATCAGACGAGGGCCAACAGCTTCTCGAAGGCTTCGGTCTTCAGGTCGTCGCCACCGTTGAACCACGCCGAGTTCATGCGGTGCGAATCGCTCTTCGCGGTGGCGTGGTGGTCCACGTACTCAGTGACGGCGTTGAGCAGGCCCCACGCGGTGCCATGCATGCCGGGCAGGTTGTCGCCTTTCTGCGCACCGTTGAACAGGCGCAAGATGTCCGCCTCGCCGCGCGGGGCGCGCTGGTCATCGGCCGGCGCAGTCAACTTGTTCAGAAACGAGTCGAAGGGCGTACCGGTAGCCGAAACAAGAGAAGGCGTCTCGGACGGGCGCAGCAAGCCGCGCACGAAGGCTTCAGCATCGATACGCGAGATGCGAACCCGGCTCAGTGCGCGCGCTGCATCGACCACACTCGCGAACTGGTGTTGTGCGGCGCCGAGTTGCTGCTTCAGCTTCTCGGCGTTGAACACGTTGCGGTGCGAGACCTTGACGGCCTTGCCTGCTTCACCCATTGCCATCGTCAACGTGTTATTGCAGACCACCTTCTCGCAAACGAATTTGCCAGTCGTGGCCGACGATCCATCGCAGGACGTGGCGAGCAGCAAATAGCCGCGCAGCATATCGCCCTTGCCGATTTCGGCCATCGCTTCGGGCAGCTTGGCGAGAGCCCAGAACTTCTTGCCACCGAAGAGGGTTCCGGCGGTGCTCAGTTCGAAGCCCGCGCCTTCGGTCAGTTCGCGGAAGAACTCCAGCACTTGCGCGGGCTGAACGGTCTTGTACTTGGCCGAGACGAGCCCAAGCGCTTCCTTGGTGTCGCTGCGGAACAGGACGTGTTGATCGGGCATTTCCAGTTGCGTGGCGCCGTCGCGATCCGCGAAGTAACGGACCTTCGAGCGCTGGATACGCCAGTCCATGCCGGCGGCTGCCTGCCACGTTTCGATGCTTGAGCCCGCGTCGAGCTGCTGCCCGAGGTTGTGCCAGGGCTTCTCGCCCGTGTAGGCCATTTCGGCAGTATTGTTCGCGCGGATCGTGATTTCGTGTGCCATGTTTGCTCTCGATTGAGTGAGGGGGTTAAGGGCTTGACGCGTCAGGGTGAGCACGTCCGCAAAGGCTGGTTGCCCTTGCGGAAGGGTTCAGCAGGCCACAGCGGACCACAGAGCAGCATCGGCGTAAGCCGACACTCGACGCTCAGCGGCTTCGGCGAAGGCGATTGCTATGGCGCGTAGCGCGGTGCAATTGCGTCGCCCGACGTAGCTGGCGGCTTTCTCCCGCCAGTGGCGTGCGGTCTTGGCTTCGCGGGTAGCGTCGAGATACTGCTCGTAGTCGGGGCGAACGGTTTGCATGGCGGGGCCTTTCAGCGGTTGACGAGGCGGGAGAACAACATCGGGTGACGGCGAGCAATCGCCAGCAGCCCGTAGGGGCGAAGGTGAAGGTGCAGGGCGTTGGACATGGCGGGCCTTTCAGGCGTTCAGGCGGGCGAGGGTCTCGTTTGCTTGGTCGATCACGGATCGCCGCATGTCTTCGTAGTAGCCGCTAGCGGTGACGAAATCGCGCGCCCTGTCATAGCAGCAGCAACCGAGATATTCCACCGCGAGTTCCACGCCAGCCTTGCTCGCGGTGACCTTGGCGCAGAACCAGTCATAGCGGCCCCGAGCGATACCGTCGATCGTTTCGGTGTCGTCGAAATGGTCTGCGGGGTCTGTGTCTTCGGGCAATGCGAAGAAGTCGATTTCAAACCCGGCTCGCGTTTCGGTATGCAGTGCTTCCATTTCTATCTCCGGTTGAAGGTGGTTCAATTGGTGCTGGCCGCTGTGATCGTTGCACGCAAGCCGCGCATGACGATTTCGGCTCGGATGTAGCCTTTGCGCAAGTCCAAGCCGTAGGCGAAGTCCGCATCGGCCTTGGTGTAGGCGATCAACCCTTCTTCGGTTTCACCATCCCACAAAGCGAGCTGAAAGCGCGGGTTGCCGTTGCGCGAGTTGGGCATGCGTTCGTAGCTGACGATTCGGTATTGCTTCATGCCGTTTGCTCCTGTCTGCGTTTGAAGGTGGTTAATCCGTAGATAGAAATGTAGCGATTGCTATAGGTTAGTGCTCATTCACAAGCGAGAATTTACAGACACAAAAGCAGTAAGAGCGCGGTTCTTTACCTGCCTGAAATTACCTGACGCTAAATAGGGTCTGTCCCTAATTTCGGCTGAAGTTTGCCGAAGCAGGCGCTCACTGCTACATTTCCGCCATGTCCACGAACCTAATCCGACTCGAAAGTGACGATCCGCACGTCGCTGGCGTGCTCATTCGCTTCGATTCCGGGCTTCCTGACAAGGTGGTTCAGTGGCAAGCGAAGCCCGGTGAGCTGATCAGCCCCGCGCTCGATGCTGCGAAGCAGTACACCGCAACAGTCATCGAAGACCTCGTGAAAGAGAACCGCGAAGCCGATGTGCGGCACACGAATTGGGTGAGCGTCGCAGCGGCGATGCATCGCATCATCCGAGAATTCAACGGGGCGTTGCACGAGCTGCAACGCGAGCGAGATGCCGCGACTCTCCAATGAAGCGCATGAGACCTTTGCCCAGCACTTCGTGCAAGGGCGCCACTTCGGCAAAGCCGCAGCCGCAGCCGGTAGCGAGGCCGACAACCTGAGCCAAGCCGGCGCGGAACTCTATTCGCGGCCCGACATCAAGGCCCGAGTCCGCGAGCTGCACGAGAAGGTCACGAAGCCGCTGGGCATGAGCGCGCAGCGCGTCATGCTGGAGATCACCCGCATGTCAACGGTGGACTACACGAGCTTCTACCACGAGGACGGAACGCAAAAGTGGCCCCATGAGCTAACGCCCGATCAGAGCGCATGCGTGAAGGGCACCGACCGAAATGGCAACTACCAGTTCTGGGACAAGACTGCGCCCGTGACGCTGCTCGCGAAGCACTACAAGATCGTCGGCGATGAAGGCGATGGTGTTTCGGCCCTCGCTTCGGCGCTCGCGGATCGTTTGAAGACCGCGCGCCGCCGCACCGAAGAACCCGAGCCGGTGCGCGTGATCGATTCCACCCCCGTTGACGATGAAAGGCTCGATTGACCATGAACAACGCAGGCAATTCCACCCACAAGCCGCGCGCTGTGGACCCGAAGACGTTCCGCAACGCGGCGACAGGCGTCGGCCAGTCCTTCGGCGAGAGCGTCGCCACAGGTGCGCGCCGCGCACAGCGGGCCGCGGATTGCGCGCCGGCATCGCAGCGCGCGGTGATCGACCCCAGTTACCCCACGCCCGGCGTGCAGTCGCCCGACTGGACGCCCGCGCCTGCGCAGGAGATCGCGACTCCCGTCGTCATCGTGCCGCGCAAGGGGCGTTGAATGCTGCGGCGCGTCCGCGGCGCGCGGTTCGCCTACTTCGTGGCGCTCAGCTTCGACCTATCCAAGCCGCAAGCCCTGTACCGCGCGCTGCGGTTCCTGCTCACAGGCGACACGGGCCGCTACGGCCCCGGCGTTGCGGTGCGCAGGGCGCGGGGCTGACAAGTGGCATTCGGCCCCCGCAAGGTGCCCGCGGCGTTCCCCACAGTCCCGTTCGCGGGCGAGGGGCCGCCGGCTCGCAAGCCGGGCACGAGTCTGCGTCCGCTGCCCGAGGATTCGCGCATCCCCATGCGCATGGTGGACGCGGGCAACGTCTACGCCAAGATGACGCCACTCGACGAACTGTTTGACAAGCTCGCGTCGTTCAGCTTCGACCCGCTGGGCTTCGTGCTGTGGGCGTTCCCTTGGGGCGAGCCCGGCACACCACTGGAGAAGGATCCCGGCCCCGAGCCTTGGCAACGCGACCAGCTCACCCGGATCGGCGAGAAGCTGCGCGCAGGGGGCGACTTGGGCGCGGTGGTCGAGGAAGACGTTTCCTCGGGCCACGGCATCGGCAAGTCGGCCGAGGTGTCGTGGCTCATCCTGTGGGCGATCAGCACGCACGAAGACACCCGCGGCGTGGTCACGGCGAACACTGACACCCAGCTTCGAACCAAGACGTGGGCCGAGCTCGGCAAGTGGTATCAGCTTTTCATCGGCAAGACGATGTTCAAGCTGACTGCGACGGCGCTGTTAATCGCGAACGATCCGGTGCGCGAGAAGACGTGGCGCATCGATGCGGTGCCGTGGAGCAAAGAGAACACCGAAGCCTTCGCCGGCATGCACAACAAGGACAAGCGTGTCCTGGTGCTGTTCGATGAAGCATCCACGATTGACGATCTGATTTGGGAGACCACGGAGGGCGTGCTCACGGACGCGAATACCCAAATCCTGTGGCTGCGCTTCGGCAACCCCACTCGGACCTCGGGGCAGTTCTTCCGGCGCTGCACGCAGCCCAAGCGCAACACGTACACCCGGGTCGATAGCCGCACCGTGCGGTTCACGAACAAGGGGCAGATCGCGGCGTGGGTGGACGACTACGGCGAAGACAGCGATTTCGTGCGGGTCCGGGTCAAGGGGCAATTCCCCCGGGCCGGCTACTCGAACTTCATCAGCCCCGAGCTTGTTTTCGGCGCGCGCCGCCGTCGCGTGCCCCTCGTGGCGTATCAGGCCTACCAGAAAGTGCTGGCCGTTGACCCCGCGCGCTTCGGCGACGACTTCAGCGTCATCACTTGCCGGCAGGGGCTCAAGGTCCACTGGCAGGTTGCGTTGGGCGGGTTCGACGGGCCCGAACTCGCGGCCCGCGTCGCCGAGTTCGTGCGCACCGAGACCGGCCGCGTCTCCTGCATCGTCTATGACGCCATCGGCAACGGCGCCGACTTCGACAGCGCGATCAAGCGCGTGCCCAACCTCAACACGCCACTGATCCCGGTCATGTGGGGCCAGCCCGCGAAGGACGACAAGCAGTACTTCAACCAGCGCAGCGAGTGCTGGGGCCGCATGCGCGACTGGTTGGAGAACGGGGAAATCCCCGATCAGGATGCGCTGGGCGACGAACTAGTGAGCCTCGATTACGGCTATGACGGCAAGATGCGGATTCAGCTCCAGTCGAAGAAGGACATCAAGAAGAACGGCGGCAAGAGCCCGGACCACGCGGACTCGCTCGCGCTGTCCTTCGTGCCCGACCTGATCGACCGGAAGGTGACGACGGCCTACGCGCGGCCGGTGAAACGGCGCACGGTTGTGTGGTCGCGGTGAACGAGGTAGCATCTGCTCCGGCAACGCCATTCAACCTCACCCGGAGCACCGCACCATGAGCCTTCTCCCCTCTCGATTCCAAGAACCTGACTTCCAACCCCTGGGCCCGGCCCTGCGGTACGTGCCGCCGGTTCAAGAGCGCAAGCCCATGCTGAGTTGGTTCGAGAACGGGCAATTCGAGATTCACGAGAAGACGGGCGCGCCTGTCGATCAGGACTCGCCGGGGCGCATGGTCGGGTTCAACGATGAACTGCCGCAGATGCTGGAGCGCGCGGCGGCAACCGCCGACGCCGAGTGCGGGATCGTCGATGCGATGCGCGGAAACCGGCAGACCGAGAACAAGACCGCGACCGGGGTGCGGCTGGCCCAGGAACAGGCTGAGCACCAGTTGCGCGCGATGCAGGCGCAAGCTCAACGGGACATCAAAGAGCGGTGGAATAACGAGCTTCTCGCGAAGAAGATCGAATGGCCCGCCCCCGCCACCGATGCCGAAGTCCGCGACCATTTCAAGCAGCTCGCACTCGGGAAGGTGAGCATGGCTGAAGCCGAAGCCTTCGAGCCGCGGTTGATGGCGCGCAGACGCGAGAATGAAGCAAAGGGGCGCTGATTGGCGGAACCGGTCCCCCCGCCCCTGAAAGCCCGCCACGAGC